TACTTTTCTCTAAAATAACTTCTAACTTTCTTCTTAACTTTCTATTAGAAACAAGTAAGTTATTAGATATAGCAATATCAATATAATCTTTAGTATCTTTTAATGATTCTAACTCTTCAACATCATCTTCATTAACAACTCTTACTTTCTTAAATACAGGTGAATATGTATTTTGTACAAACTCAATAGAATCATCTTCTAAATTTAAGACAGTTATTCCTTTTTGGTCACCATAATCATTTCTATCCATTTGATACAATGATCCAATAAACATAAAGTTACTATTAACTTGTCTAATATGAATATGACCTGAGAATACATTCTTATATCCTGAGAAATTCTCAACATCAATTTTATCTGGATTTCTATGAGCAACTGAGTTTAAGTGCATTCTACATCCATTAAGGTCGGAGTGACACATAAGATAATCTCCTTTGTTGGAAGATAACTCATTAATCATATCTACTCTTTTTTCAACCCAAGGCATAAGAATTAACTTCTGACCACCAACTTCTAAAGTTGTTGTTTTCTCATAAACAGTTATATTCTTATTGATATATCCATAAAGACGAACAGAGTTAACTTCATTAGAACCTTTATTCCAAAGGTCGTGGTTACCAACCATAATGTGCATTGGTAGAATATCGGAGACTTCTTTGAGTATTTTTTCTACTTTGTTAAGTACGATAATAGGTAAACTATTTCTATTATCAAACAAGTCACCTAAGTGAATAAGTATATCACCTGGTTTAGCATTTTCTTTTAAGTAAGGTATAACAAAGTTATAAAAAGTAGACTCCATCATATTTAACCATTTATCTAAATTATTAAGATAAATACCAAAATGTGTATCTGTTATCATAAAAACTCTCATCTGCACAGTTTATTTTTAATTATAGTTGGTCATTTTACTATAGTTTAGAAAAAAATCACTTTTTATAACTAATATATACACTAAGAACTAATAAATTATATAGAGACAAAAAATAATATAATATATAAGTTATAATTTGTCAGACAAATTAAATAAAAAATAATATAAAAAGATGGCATTACCACATTTTACACAGGTAAAAGGAGGAGGCTCACCAGGTGGTCCAGGTACACTTCCAGATGAAGTAGTATACCTAAACCTATTTGAGATTACTTTTATCTTACCAGTAATATTAACAGCTCAAGGAAGAGACCCAATTTTATTGTTACAAAATGCAACTAAAATTGATATGAACTTAACTGAATTCGATGTTGCTGCAAAAACACAAAGATTCAAATATTCAACTAGAATGTTTATGGCATCACCTACTAAAACAGATGGTACTCTATCTATTCCAATTCAGGTGAATGTTAACCAAAATGGTTCTCTGGAAACTTGGAATACAATGAAAGCATGGTACGATTTAGTATTTAACTCTCAAAATGGTGGTCTTCACTATAAGAGTGATATTATTGGTACTATCATTGTTAATCAACACGATAAAAAAGGTGTTGTATTAAGACGTGTTACTTTCCAAAACGTACAAATTACAAAATTAGCTGGTTACTCACTTGACTGGTCATCAAACAACATCATTGAATCTTCTCAAGCCGATTTCGTTTATGATTACTTCATTGATGAGTATATCGACCAAAACTTTGGTATTAATCCACCATTAGTAGACGGATATTAATATTTAACAATATAATTAAAAACTCACCAATGGTGGGTTTTTTTATTTTAAACTAGGAAGCATAAAAAAACCAGTATAAATACTGGTTTTAATTTTTTACATACTTGGCATATTAAAATTTCCCATATTACCCATATTTGACGCATTTTTCATCATCGAGTTGGTATCTGGCATACCTTTTTGTTGTGATTCTTCATCTTTCTTTCTATTCGATTCCTCTTCTTCCATAATTTCGTTAACTAACTTAACATTTTCTTCCAACATCCAGAATGGCCAATTATCCATAGCCCACTCTTGTGTGTGGAAATGTTTCTGTAATAGTAACTTATTCTTTAATATATGTTTCAAAGGCATCATGAATAACGAAAATACCTGACGCTCCGTTGGGAAATTGCATGTCCGTGTGGACCTCCTCACCACACTCACACACTTTCTTTAATTCTTTAATACCAAAAGTCATCTTACTAACAGCACCATTTAAGAATTGAAAAGAGATATCATCCATATCTTCAAAATCTTTTAATTTAGCTTTAATACCATCATAAGTTATTGCTGATCTACCAGCCAACATAAATGGAATAATTTTCAAGAACGATAAGTTAGGTGTTCTTTTTTCATTATTTTCTTTAACAATATAATCAGTAAATGCCTTTTGTAATCCAATGTTTGGTGGAGTTAATTCAAAAGTTTTACCATTAACGGTCTTAAAGTTATATGTTCTACTACTTTGGTTAAAGTATTTATCTAGTTTTTCATCAATTTCATGAAAGTGAAAAGTATCTCTTTTCAACTCTAAAGAGACATCAGTTGAACAACTAGGACATTTAGCCGTAACAGCTAAAGAGTTTCCTTGTTGGAAAGTTAATTCTCTAATTAAGAAAATTAAAAATAATCTATCTTGGTCTTTAATCTCCAAAAAAGATCCTAATTTTCCATCAGGAAATTTAATTCTAACACAAGACTTCAAAATGTCATTCATTTTCTCAATAATATCATAGAAGTTTTCATCATCAACCATCGAATAAGCTTGAATCTCTTTAACTTGAGCTGGTCTAATCATAAAGAGTGTACCAGTTGGATAAAATTGACCACAAGGCAATTCTCTAATATCAAAATTAAAGAAATTTAAATCATTTGTTCTTGTGTTATCAACAACAGGTTCCGCAAAAGGAATATCTGAGTTAACAGATTGTTGTTTACCAGTTTCTAAATCAGAAAGGTGTCTTTTTAAGTAGTCTTCTTCCGACATTTCCTGTTTTTGATTGTTATCTGACATATTTGTTATATTATTTTTTTATATTTTATATATTAGTTATATTATTCTCTCTATTATACTAAATAATAACAAATAAGTTTATTTAAAATAAAAAATCCCTCATTTCTGAGGGATTTTCATTGATTTTTATTTAATTCTTATGAGTTGATGAATCCACCCGCACTGATTGCTCCAGTTCTCAAGATTGTAATGTTATTTACAATAACACCCATACCCTTGATTGGTTCAACATATGTATCAAGAACACCAATTTGGTTGTCAATGATTTCAGCTGTGTTGTTTTCATCATCCATTTTATTAAAGTAGTTAAATAAACCATTCTTACTTACATAAGTTTCACAGATAACGTCTGCTCTAAGTTTAATTTCAGCTCTAATATCAGGAGTGTTAAATTTCCATTGGAAGTCTAACAACATTCTTGATAATTCTCTTTCAAGTTCAATCAATACCTCTCTAACGTGAATGTAAGAAAGTGCTGATTTATAAAGAGTTTGTCCAGTATTTTCAGTTTCGATAACGAATCCTCTGTTTCTCTTGAACACTAATGGGTTCATTTGAGCCACATTTAAGAACTCGATGTCACTTGGAGTAAAGTCCATTTCAAGACTATTGATATTTGTAATTCTACCATTAGTAACACCAGCAGCGATAGTCCAAGGAGTAACACTACCAACATTAGAAATGTGTTTTCTCATATAAGTTGTAGCTACATAAGATGCTGGTGGGAAGTCAATTGGTCTACCATTATCATTCACAACAACATAAGGTGTAAAGTAACCCACACAAGTTGTTCCAGCTCCATCTCCAAATGTGTAAAGGAAAGCTGGATTACTTTCAGGATCACCACCTTTAGCAACATACTCTAATTGTAAAACACCTTCAGTATTAACAAATGTTGGAGAAGAAGAGTTCTTAAAGCTTCTTAATGAAGGCATATTTAAGAATCCAAATGCGTCTAATCTATCCCCACAAATATCAACTAATTGTTGTTTAGATCTTTCAGATAATCCTAATCCAAAAGAGTCAATTAAGTATCTAAAGTCAATAGCTTCTTTATTTGTTAATGCTTTGAATAACGGAGTACCTTTCGCAACCAAGTTAAGAACTTGATTTTGTTTAGTCTCAGTACCATCAGGCATCGAAGCTTGTCTAATTCTAAATCCTTTAAGAGATATAGCCTTGTATGTAGTAGCGTATTGTTCGATTGTTACAAATCTTGTAGTTTGTAAATCAGTACCAAATAATGTAGTCGCGATTCTAGCATCACAAGTAATCTCTGTTAATGATGTATCACCAGCATATTGTCTTTTACTTAAAATTCTTGTCATTTTTCTTGGAACCTCTCCAGTTTGTAATAACGTAGTATCAACATAAGATTCTAAGAAATCACCAACTCTAACTTCAGTATATCTAGCCCCATCAATTAATATCTTATTAGGAACTTGAACATATCCTGGAGGAGTTTCAATTTCAATTGTTTGAGTATAGTTAGACTTTTCTGATTGAATAAAGAAG